CTCTCTATTCTCCAATCACCAAGACTAAGCACTTGCTGCCACTTTCTGACACTTTGTGCAAATAACTCAGCATTTTCTGGTGTAGGAATGTTAGGCATTTCAACACCTTATACAGTATTTATGACAATTATATTTAACTTGTTAAAACTTCAAGTGCATGATTTATATGTTTGATGCGGTCTTCAAGGCCAATAAAACCACCATTTATCTTCTTTGTCATGGTTTTAAAGTCACGCACATCAGCAAATTGGTTCAGTTTATGAGTATCCCAAAACCACCCTGCTGTAAGGGCAGCGTACTGAGGCGTAGCTACAAGATCAGGTTCCATAATGAAGTCAACACCTAGTGCCTGACCTGCATGGTGGTAATTTGCAGAGCCTGTCAACTGAATACATCCTCGGCCTCGGAAACGATACCCGTCCCCTGAAGCCTCATCCCTGTTGCCCATACGATTCGAGTAAACAGTATTGGCAATCAACTTAGGATTACGAGCGCAAGCCTGTGCCTTGGCAGCATCAAACCTTTTAGGCCATAACTTCTGCAAAGCCTCTGCCCTATACATCAAATTTTCTTCAAGAATCCTAAAGTTACCACATTCATGCCCACATTGACCAATGAAGGCCGCTTTTCTAAGTGGATTCATAATGTCAAAACGCTCAAAAGTGGCATTCAGGGCATCTACCCACTCCGCACCAATGTGAAGTTTTTTAAGTTGTTCAGCGTTTATCATTCAACAGGTCTCTCATCTGGTTATACGAGTCTACGCAAGCGTTCAAAGCGACAGTATTCTTATCCCCTTGGGCGACTATTTCTGCGATGGCATCGATTGTTGCTCTTTCGGCATCAGAAGGTTCATTAGCCTGTCTGTCAGATTGGCTGGTTGCTTTTGAATCTGCGCTGGTAGAGGCGGTATTTGTGGGGGTTTGTAGGTTACTTGGGGGGCAGAGGCGCAACTTGCCAGCACGATTGGCAACAGCAAGAGCAGTAGTTTTTTTATTGATAGCATCATTGGCTTCCTGTAGTTTGGCAGATTGTTGAGAAAGTTTTTCAGTCATGTTTTGCTCGATTAGACGAGCTTCATCATTCTTTTTGGCAATGGCGATTTTCATGTCGTTATCACGCTCTAGCCATCCATAGTGGTGTCCAACTTGATATGTACCAAAAAGAGATACCAAAGCACCCACAATTAACCAAGGTAAAGGTATAGGAAACATTATTCAACCTCTTTTCTAGCCATTGCCATGTGTTCACGCTCTTCATTGTCTTCCAAGTGTTCTGGAGGAGTAGTCGGAGGTGGTCCAGGTGTCCAAGATTCATCTAACTCAGGATTAGTCCAAACAGGCATAGCACCAAATGGTTGACTAGGCAAACCATACGCAGATTGCGGTGGTGCGTAAGATGAGCCATACGAGCCTTGCATTGGCTGACACATAGGTTGCATCATCTGAGGTTGATTTGGACTCCCAAAAGCCTTAGAAACGGCTCCTGCGGCTCTTTTAGTCATCACTCCACCAATGCCACCTACAATTAGCAGAACAATGTCGTTCAGCATCTTGGTATAGGCTTGGTCAATTGGAGCCATACTCTTGATGGGCTGAGTCACAAAGGTGACAGAGTAGAGCAAAGCAATAACAATAAAGCAAAGGATGCAAGTCACCACAATGACCACAAAGCCCCAGACTCTGACCTCAAATTCTTCAGTTGTTAGGTTTGGTTTCTGGTTGGACATCATTGATTTTTTTCTCCAAGATTGGGGCTACCAAGTATTCTGGGCATTGTTGGCTAAACAAACATTTAGGCTTTTGGCATTCTTCCGCATGGAAGTAATCAGGATTCTGGCACTTGTATCGATAGCGGTCTTCGCATCCCGATAGCATAAGTGCTATAAAAATCAGAACGTATTTCATTTACCAAGTCCAATCTTTCCAAGTAGAAGATTAACAATTCTGTCTGACAGATCATCAGGAAGGAACTTTAGAAAACCTAAGAAATAAAGTGCCACTAACCCGTAAACGAATATCTTGAGGCATAAGTCAAAGGTCTTCTGATACTCATTCATCTGCCACATCTACGAGTAGTTGCACAGAAATCCATCATCTCATTTACGCCAATAAAAACTAGAAACAGAACAAAGAAAATAGCACCTATTGCCAAACCAATCTCTAGTTGTTCTTGCTCTTTCTGCTTGGCTTCTTTCTCTGCTTTCTTTAATGCACTTATCTCTTTGGCATCTGCCAAGTCCATTTCTGCTTGACGGGCTTTAATCTTGTTCCAGACATCTATCTTGCCTGTTTGCATGAAGAGCATCTTTAACTCTTCTTCAAACGCTCTGGCTTGCTCAAGTGCCATCTCAATCTGCAAAGCCGTACCCATGTTTGAGCCTTTGCCAGACTGCTTGGCTTGAAGCATGGCCTTAGTAGCAGTTGACTTAGCGTCAAATAGCTTACCGATCATGGGGGCAAGAGAGCCTAGGTCATTGGCAACTCCTGCTGCCTTCTTGACCATGCTGATTGCTGACTGTATGCCAGCTAGTGCCGTGATTGGATCTATCATTTCTTTTCTACTTTCTTCCATTCAATACAGTAGACTTTTCGGTTGTAGACATCCCCAACCCAAACCCACTTGACGCACCTGTACTCAATAGATACAGCCAGTAAAAGACTAATTAATTCCATGCCCAGATGATTACTGAGAATGACCAAATAACAAGGGCAACCATACCGACTGCCGCAATTGTTGCAAGCAGCCAGTCTTTCATGTTATCTAGGGAGCAAGAAACGCTCAGTACCATACTCAGGCAACTGACCTAATCCATAGTTTGTCAATGGATTGGAAGTTATCTGATTTAATAATCCTGGCATTTGCGGTTGCGAACTAGGCAACATATTACGTTGATACATTGGAGACACAGCAAGAGAACGCAAGGTAGGTCTTGTTGCGGCACTCAACATTACAGATGGATTTCCTGCGGCAGCACTTGCAATACCTGCGGTTCCAATATCTAGGGGACTAAAGCCTGGGACACTACCAATTCTTGCTACATTTTGGAAAGCAGTTGGATATGCGGCAGCAGCATTTGATAATGCTTGTAGTTCACTAGGAACAATCTTGCCAGCAGCGGCTCTTTGGCCTAATACAGCACCCGATACATTGCCAGTAGCAGCATTTAAAGCTTTTTCAATCGTATAACTTTTAGCAATGTCTTGACGAGCTTGTTTAAAGTTTGTCATTACATCTGGTTGATTGAAATTCTTTAAATTACGTTCTGCAAGATCTTCAAGTTGTTTTGAAGCAAACTTTTGTACTTGAGCTAAACGTATTTTGTCTGGATCGCCAGATCGAAAATTAATATCACTATCTGATCGCAAAACTTTTATTTTTTCAACAAGACCATCGCCATCAAAACGTAATTGTTTTAACTCATTTAAAAGATTTAATTCTTCTCCAGACTTAACAAGACCACCTCTTTTTTGTATTTCTGCGGTCTTAGAATTAATATCATTTAAAAATGGCTTGTCTGAATAGTAAGCAGGATTTGCTTTAAGTGCGTCATAGGCTTGACCTTTAACATCTCGATATTGTTTCAACACTTGTGGTGTAATTTCAACATCAGAAGCAAGATTTAAAGTCTTACGAGCCTGTTCATTAATCAATTGTTGATTTTTTACAGAAGCAATTTGGCTTGTTTGTTGTTTGCCAGATATACCCTCAATAAGCCGATTTAGCATTGATGGGTTTACTTGAGTCGGAGGTAACGTAGCGCCTTCAGCAATAGCACGTTCAGCAACCAATTGAGCTTGTGTTAACTTAGCTGGCGCTCTGGGCGTAGTCAATGCACTAACAGTAGCCGTAGGAGCAGTCAAAATACTAGCAGCAGCCGCCTCATTAAGCACTTGTTGAGGATTGATTGTGCCTGTTGTGGCTTGTTGTTGTGCGGCAGATGTAAGTGCGGCAGTACCGCCAGCAGCGGCAACATTCTGCGCCAAAGCAACAGTTCTTGGAGCCATCTGTGCAAGTGCAGTAGGTGTAGCAGAAACAATAGATTTCTGCATAGCACCAGGCAGTAATAATGTAGCAGGATCAACAAAACCAGTACCCATACCGCCAACAATCAATCCTGGACGTTCTGTAGCAACCTTATAAGTGCCTTTTAGAATGTCGCTAATTGATTGTGTAGGTTGAGCAACAGGTTGTGGTTTGTTACGATCAATGCCAAGGTATTCATCAGACAAGCCAAGCGCACTCAGGCCACCTTTAATGCCTTTTGCCATTAAGTCAGCAGTACCAAAGATTAATTGGCCACTAGTAGTCTTGCCACGCAAAACATCTAATGGGTTAAAGCTTGCAGCAACATCTTGTTGGAACTGAGTTTTAGGCTGAAATGCCTGTTGTCTAACACTCTGCATGAAATCAGCAGGAGTAGTTGGCGCTACTTGAGTCTTAGGCGCTTGTTGCTGAGTGCCAGTTAGTGGCACAAAATCATCAGCGCCTACAACTTGAGTAGTTGTTTTAGATGTTGTTTCTTGTCCGAAAGGAACGAAATCGTCATCAGTTGTAGATTTAGCCATAAAGTTTTGAACCTTTTGAACATAATTTTGAGTCTCTTTGAATGGAGGAATACCACCATACTTTTGCACATTACCTGGGCCAGCGTTATAAGCCGCCATAACTAAACTTGGGTCTTGGAATTGTTGAGACAACTGGTTTAGATATTTAACACCACCTCGGATGTTATCTTTCCATTCCATTCTATTAACACCAAGATCTTTAGCAGTAGCACTCATTAACTGCATGGGACCATAAGCACGATCACCAGTTTTAGTTTTAGGCCCAATAGCGTTAAAAGCGCCACCAGACTCAGTCTCAATAACACCCTGCACTAATGAAAGAGGAACACCTTGGCGCTCTGCTTCTTGAGCAGCAAAAGCAAAGATTTCGTCTTTAGTTGCCATTATTGACCTACTGTATATGTAGAGCCATCAGGCTTCTTAATCAAAATAGCACCAGTAGACTTACTGCGTCCAACTGTAAAACCAGATGGCATTACAGGAGTACCTTGTGATCCACCCCTTTGCCAAGAAGCAATTTGCTCATTAAGGAACTGATTAACTTTTGGATGGTTATACAAACGTGGGTTATCAGGAGAGTTAGCCCATGCCGTATAAACAGCTTTAGGATCACCTGTATAGGCATCAATGAACCTCTGACGAGCATCATCTTTATCTGCGGCAGCAATCTCCAAAGCAGATACATACTTTGTAACAAACTTAGGATCAGTTACACCAGTAGTAGCCTTGTCAACAATGCCACCTTCAAACGCATTAGCATTGCCTTTAATGTTGCTCAAGCCTTTCAAAACACCTTCAGAACGTGTCTTGTTAAGCAAGTTAACATTGCCTACCAATGAATCAAACTTATCGCCAACACCAGGTATAGCTCTCATATAAGCTGCGCCTGTAGAGAAGAACTCTGTCAGTTTATTGGGATCAAGTTGTTCAGCAGCGTTATACAAGTATTCAGCAGAAGTCTTACGATCTCCAACTGTCAATGCGGCATCAAGAGCAGTCTTTGTAAACTCATTGTATCGATTTGAAGTTGCAAGATTTACTGCTTCTTGAGCAGGGGAAATCTTAGCCACTCCACCAGATGGAGCGCCACCAGTTGCACCACCAGCACCACCAGTAACTGGACGCTGAGTAAGCAACGAAGATCTAGGAACAAAATATGTTTTGCCATCAGCGCCAATAACTTGTTCAACTTGACCTTGTGCTTGTCCAACAGCTTCAGCACCTTTAATTGCTGTAACTGCACCAGTAGCACCTGGAATTACTTGTTGTGTAAAGCCACCACCTTGCATTGGAACAAGCATAGTATTTGTAGATATTTCAGGTGGGGTAGACATAATCCTAGATTGCATATAGTTCTGCACAGGAGCCGCAGAATATCCACGAGTTAAAGGATTGTATTGAGATACAACACCTTCTTTTTGTGTTGGCAATCCACGTAATACTTGTTGATTAGGATTAAGAACCAAATCACCCTGAACTTTAGGTTGCAAGTTTTGCAATGCACTAGTCAAACTAGGCAATACTGCAGCGGCATTTGGATTAGTCGCCAAGCGTCCTAAACGTGAATATGCCGCATTAAAATCAATAGGTTGATTTAAAATAGCTTGTTGATTTTCAGCAGCGGTTAATGTTGGACCTCTGCCTTCAGCTCCCAAAGCTCTTTGACCTGCTTGTGCTTGTGTTGGGAAGAACTCTTGCTGAATACCAGTCAACTCTTGCAATAAACCTTGCTGTTGCTTTTGCTTTTGCAAATTAGGGATGATGTTCTGAACAGCTTGGTAGCCAGTAGCAATACCACCGCCACCAAAAACGCTTCCTAATAAGAACTGGTTAAGAGCTTGATCTTTTACAGTTTGTTGCTCTTCAGCGCTCAAACCTTTTAAGGCATTTTTATCTAAAAGAAATTCCATGATAATTCCTTACTTAATTAAGCTTCCACCAAAGCTTGAGCCACTTGACGAGCTTTGCATACCAGAACCACCACCAACATTGAGTCCCAATGCTTGATTGATAAGTTGCTGTTGCTCAAATGGCAGATTGCGGATTGCATCCAACTGAGCCTGAGAGAAGCCTTGTTGCATACCACCTTGGGCTGCAAGTTGATTTGCACCTGCAAAGCCCATTTCCTGACCTTGACCTGCAATATTAGAAAGCAATCCACCAGCACCAATACGCTGTTGATTAGCTTGCAAGCCAGCTTGTTGGTTAGCTAAATTAGCTTGCAAAAAGTTTTGTGCATTAGCCAAAGCAGCTTGTTGTTGATACTGAGTATTAAGTTGACCAGCAGAAAGATCAATACCTTGATTAGCCAATTGCGCTCTTAATGCCGCTTCTTGATTAGCCAAGCCAAATTGACCAGCCAACTCCAAAGATTGCTTTGTTGTAGCCGCATCTTGAAGTTGATTGAGTTCTTGAGCTTTTGCCTGTCGAGCCAAATCAGCTTCAGCAGAAGTTCTTGCAGATTCAAACCCAGCAGCATTTTGTTGTGCTATGAACTTTTGAGCAAGATCGCCATAAGAACGATTAGTTTCTGCCTCTGCTACACCTTGGCGTGATCCACCAAAAGCTCTAGCGGCAGTTGCTTTAGCAGCAGTATTTTGTTGCTCTAATTGTCTAGAACGCTCTAATTCAGTTAAACCTTGCTGAGTAACGGCTTGGTTAAATGGGTTCATATACGCTTGCATATTCTGATTCAAGAATGAACCAGCATTTACATCACGAATATTTGCCCTTGCTTGCGGAGCAATAGCGCCTAGCGCCTCTTGTGTTACTTGTTGACCAGTTACACCTTGAGTCGCAACATCACGAATATCACCACGATTTAACTGTGCTGCATTTATATTTTGTGCACTAACATTCATCGGGTTGTAGTTGCCAGCATTTTGAGCCATCGTAGCGGCATTCCCAAGCTGTTGCATTTGTATGCTATTAGGATCGGCAAACTGACGGCTTATATTAAAAGAAGCCATTTGGTCAGGCGTAAATCCTGCAAATTGTTTAGCTTCTAATCCACCAGCAACGCCTTTGACAGACTCTAGATTGGCTAGATATTGAGCTTTAAGCTCTGGATCTAATTGCGACTGCGATGATTGTTTGGAACTTGATAAACTCATCTTATATCTCCGTACTCAAGAAAATTCTTGGATTGACCTTGTAAATCTTACTCATAACCTTTTCCCACCCCTTACGACCTGTCATGGTCATGTGAGTGCATCCTTCCATTTTTCCGTGTTTTTCAACAAATGGAAGTATTCTGATAACCTCATCCATGTCCCCTGCCGCTAGGAATACATGAATTGACTTCTGTTTTGGGTGGGTAATAATTTCAGTAACGATGGCGGTGTTAATACCAGGCCAAAATTGCATTTCATCTTTATCGAGAGCCATTGCGACATCCTCAAGACTATGCGTTCCGTTACCATATTCTAGCGCATTTAATAATAATTGCTCACTTTCCAGAAAATAAGGAACCCACCATTTTGGTTCCCCATTTTCTGTAAATTTACTGCAATCCATTATCGCAAACTACCCGCTTTACCATCAAATCTGATAGTTCCAAGTCGCCAATCAGATAATGTATTTCCCTCAATCTTTACAGCTATCTGTCTGCCAGTAATCCGAAAAGATGTTGGATTAGCCATCGTATATGGGCCATAGTCGAATTTTGTACCAGTTGGGTAAAACTTGGTACTGAATCTAGCTTTGACATCGCCTAATGTTTTTTCATCAGGAACAAGCCCATTTAAGCTTAAAACACGATCACCCGCACCTAATTCAACTGGTCCAGACTCGGCAAAAATGGTCTGAGAATCATAGGCATTACCTACTTCATGCTCATAAACATAGCCATCAGCAGAAACCATAATAGGATTGCTGAAGATACCCCGATCTGTACCGCAAGTACGAGCCAAAGTTCCAACCGCCCAATGATTTTCCCTGTAGTTATAGCTTACATAGGAATCAATTTCATTGCTACTAGCACTAGGGTAGAACCACCAAATCTCACCATAAGCAGATATATGAACTGCATAAATCTTAGATGCTTGGGTAGTATTTAAATTAGTAAATACATAGTCGCCAACGTCAGACTGAAGTGGCTTAACAAAACCATCAAATAGCCAGAAGCCTGATTGAGACATCCAAATACATGAACTATCAGTAGCCGCTACTGCTTGTTTAGAAATAACACCACAAGATGATGCAATACGCTCAAAACTGTAAACGTATGGTGGGCCAATATAAGTAGCCGTATGGACATCTACGTCAGTAAACAGGATGGTAGCCCCACGAATGCGTTTAGCGCATTGCAAAGAGCCAATAGTGGTCAACTCAAAGTCACCCGCTTGATTGGTAGCGGCAGCAGTCCAAACAGTATTGTTTTCTTGGTCAGACCAAGCAATTTTACGAGGATTACCAGAAGCACCCAAGGCAAATAAGAATCGTTCTTGAGTAGTTATCAGTCCTGTGCAACTGGTAGGAGCATTTGTAATGGCAACGGCATCATTTGCTACGTTTAATTGCCACTCAAGAAGTCTGCCATCTTTTGTTGAGCAAGCAACCAAATATTCTCCCCATGTGTCCAAACTCCATGTTGTAGCAGGAGAATAAGCACCAATATCAGGTCTAGGTACGCCATAAGCAAAACTTCCGTATGTACTATAGCCATAGCCAATCTTTAACACGGCATCTGCGTCACCAACAACTAAATCTGATGGTGTAATGTCTGTCAAAGTATTAGATTCACTTAAAGCATACAATTTTGAATGTGTACCAATTGCAATACGTCTGTTGTTGTTGTTATCACGCCAATTAATTAACCCACGGGCTGAACCAGTTAGCTGTGTTGCTATACGCTTACGCCATCCACCAATAGGACGAATTGTTCCCTCAAACCAACGAACAAGGTTTGAAAAGTTCCAACGGCCTTTAGATTGGTAATCTGTACCATTCTTATATACGCCTGGTGGGATCTGGAGAGGTATGTAGGCCATAATAAATCTTTATACAGATATGTTAGATACAAAACACATTGTAGCAATTGCTGAAGGAACTGCTGGTCTTGTTGGACTTGTGCTTGTCCCAAAATGCTCAATACTTACACCAGTATTTTCAGTTCTCCACACAATCTCAACGTAATCATTAGCAGCCATGTCAATAAAGAAATTCAATGCAGCAATGATATGACTTGGGTCACCAGCACTTTTCCTCGGAGGAGGGTGAAATCTACTGTTTGAGTTTGCGATATTTGTGCCATTCTTGCGAAACCAAATATCCACATCTTGACCATCGTTTGTGGTGTTCTTAAACTGAATGGAAAACTGTAAGTTCCAGATGCCATCATTAGCTACAGTAATTCTTGAGCCACTAGCTATAGTTACACCATTAGAAAAGTCTGTGGTATTAAATGTGACGGGATAGGCAGTAGTTGTGTTTGCCGCTACTTGGTCAGTTGAATCTTGAAAAGCCCCATAAGGGTTATTCATAAAACGCCCACCACGGATTCCAAGTACTGAATTTAGAGAGTTAACAAGCTTAATAAAAAATGTATTTAAAGAGCCATTGTTTTGATTTTGTAAGTCAGACGAGTAAGAATTTCCAGATGAAGCAAGCTTCGGAACTGGAGGTGTTTCTAACTGTTGCCTTAAATTAGCCATTTATAGATCGCCAATATTAGTAGTTGGATAGGATCTAGCTGAACCCCAAATGATCCTTACACATCCATTGCCAGCATTTGTAGCGTAAGTAGAATCTCCACCAGCTCCTACTGTAATAGTAACTGTGGAGCCTGGTGTAACAGATACTCTATTTGCATAAGCCAAACCACCACCACCACCACCACCATATTCATTATTCCAACCAGCTCCACCTGATCCACCACCAAATGTTCCACCTGCTCCATTGGATTGTGGTCCAGCGCCATTGCCACCATTAGTAGAACCAGAAATACCTATGTATGCACCGCCACCGCCACCGCCAGAGGCTTCAAATATGCCGCCTGGTCCTTTGTGATAACCACCTGCTCCACCCGCTGCAGAACAAAGAATAGTTGCTGCCGCACCACCTAGTCCACCAACGGGGCCATCAGATCCTGTTGTACCGCCTTTTGATGAGAAAGTAGAGCTACCACCGCTATAGACATTGCCATTATTGCCAGTAGCCCCAGCAGACCCAGATGTAACTGTACCAGTACCTCCAGCGCCACCCTGTAAAACCACTAGGTTGCCAGCAGAGCCACTACCAGATCCACCTGCTCCACCAGTTTGACTTGATAAGCCAACACCACCACCATTTGCAATTACAAAAGATCCAAATGATGAGTTGCCACCAGCAGATACTCCGCTACCACCGCCACCACCAACACAAAGTACAGAAACTTGGTAAACGCCAAGTGGGACTGTAAAAGTGAATGTTCCTGCTGTTGTATATGTTTGTTGACCAACAATGCCTGTGCCAATTCCACCAAATCCTCTAATTGATGATGAAGCTAAAGTAGTACGTAATGGCATATAGTCCTCAAGCAAAAACAGTTTTTGATGCTAATACTGTAAATGTGGCTGAAGCAGTTTTAATAACTGTATAAGTATAGGAATCAATGGCACTAGCCGATCCTCCAGTAGGGGCTACTCCATCAATCCACTTTGTTGTAACTCCGCTAGTTGTTCCATCAACTTGTATTACATTGTTGTAATAAGCAGTCGAGCCATTTGTAACCATGTGCACTACTGTTAAAGATTCTCCGACCGCCATCAATGTATTAAGAGTTACTGGAGTGCTTGCACCAGTTAAGTTAATAGTCCAGTTAGCAGAAGCATTGCTTGTGTAATACAGAACAGACTGAGTGGTTGCGTAGTAAGCAATAGTGCCTGTTGCCGCAGTAGCAGAAACAGTAACTTTCTCTAGTGCATTGACAAACTTTGTACCGACAGCAGTTGTAGATCCAGTAAATGTCTGCTTACCAGTATATTCATTGTCTGTGCCAGTACCAGGTACTGCCAAGCTTGTACGAGCCGCAGATGCAGTAATACCGCCTGTGCCACCTTTAGTAACTTTGAGTGCAGGACCCGTGTCAAACAAAGCGTCAACTAGATCAAAGTCTGTATTTATCTTAGTACCCCATGAATCACTAGAAGCGCCAACTTCTGGTTTTGTAAGACCTAGATTTGTGGTTGTTGTATCAGCCATATTTACCTCATTGCGTAGTTAGTGTCCAAGACTCGGATTGATCGTTTATATCAGTCCAAGACTCTGATTGATCTGAAATTGCCGACCAAGTTTCTGAAATGTTACTTACATCTGTCCAAGATTCAGATGTATCGTTAATATTTGTCCAACTCTCTGCAATTAGTGCGCTATCTTCCCATTTTAATACAGCGGATGCTGTAACAGTAGCATTTCCTATTACAAAAGCACTTGCATTTGTAAGTAGATTTAATACGCAAACAACAGTAGATTCAGATGTAACTGTTGCTGATGTAAGTATTACTGCTAAAGCAGATGCAGTTATATTTGACTCAGATTGGACTAATGCAGAAACATTCTTTACAACTATTGCTGAAGTCGTGACTGAAGACGATGAATTAACTGCTGATGATACTGAAACAATTAAAATAGCGTTAGAAGTAATAGAGCTACTGCTAATAACTTCAGCCGCTACTAATGCAATTCTTTGTGCATCTACAGATACAGAACTTGTTGATGCAACAGTTGCAGATACATCTTTAACAATTACAGCATTTGCCGAAACTGTGCTATCTGAAGAAACTTGAGATGCTACCGATACTACTTTGGAAACAGAAACAGTAATAGAACTTGTTGCATCAATAGCTGAGGCAACATTTACAATTAATATTGCATTGCAAGAAACAGATGATGAACTAACTACTTCTGCCGCAACGTCAACTATTCCTCCACCGCCACCAAGCGTAGAGAAAGGAGACTGCGAAAAAGCACTAAATCCAAACATTATTTAAGATGTCCATTACCTGACAACCATGCAAAAAGAGCAACTGTTCCAAGACCAACTATCCAGAAAAACTTTTTAACAATACTTTTACCAATAGAAATATAAACATTTTCTATTACTTTTTCTGTAACTTTTTCAACTAATTGCTCTAGTTGTTCATCAGTAAGTATTGTTTGGTTTTGCATGATATTTTAGATGGTAATTGATCCAGATGAAGTCCAGACATAAATTCTGAAACCTCCAGATGTAGTAATTGTAGGCGACCCTGTAGTTGATGTTGCAGCAGGATATGAATCTGAATAGCGAACAATCACAACACCCGAACCACCAGCAGCAGCCGTATATGTATTCGATCCACCACCGCCACCACCGCCAGTATTTGCAGTACCAGCAGTAGCATTACTAGCTGCATCGTTTGATCCAGTACCACCGCCACCAGCTCCACCTGCACCGCCACCTTGGTAGCCACCGCCACCACCGCCACCGCCACGGGTAACTGATGAGCCTGATGCAGAAGATGCAATACCAGCGCCACCAGCACCTCCAACATTGGAACTAGTGCCTGTTGCACCTGCCGCACTAGCACCACCACCACCGCCGCCAGCAGCAGAAGTGGTACCACCATTAACAAAACCTGCGCCACCAGCAGTTCCTTGATTAGCAGTTGCGGTACCACCTGGAGTACCTTGAGGGCCACCTCCACCACCAGATCCACCAGTAAAACCACCTACATCATTGGTAGCACCTTGACCACCACCTACTGATGTAATACTAGAAAATACACTATCCGAACCCTTAGTACCATTAGAGGTGTTGTTTGGCGCTCCCGCACCACCAGCACCAACAGTAACTGTATAAGCAACACCAGCAGTAACAGATAAAACACTCTCAGCCCCACCATTACCACCAGAAGCCTCTGATGCAATGGAAGACCTGTAACCCCCTGCACCTCCACCACCGCCAGCTTCACGATAAGATCCTGTGCCTCGGCCACCGCCACCGCCACCCGCAATAACCAAAAACTGCACAGTTGGCGTGGTAGATGTAAATGTAGAAATAGTATTCCAAGAAGTATTGTTTGAAGAATAAACTTCTAAAGCATTTGTAGTGCTATTTAGTCGCATCATCCCATTGGCAGGAGTCGGCCTCTGGGCTGTTGTGCCAATAGGTATGGTCATAGCACCAGTAGAATTAAATACAGCGTTCTGGTCTGTGCCAATCGTGACCGCAGTCGTGCCGTTTGTTTGAAGCGCAAGAACTCCAGACGAATCAGCACCCGTCTTTAAACCAGCACTTCCAGATACTGATCCATTGTCTGAGTTAATTGTTGATGCCATACGTACCTCAGATTGTTATTGAACCAGAAGAAGTCCATTTATATACACGATACCCACCAGACACAGTTATTGTTGGGCCACCAGTTGTACTTGTTGCGGCAGCAAATGAATCTGGATAACGAATGATAACTATGCCTGAGCCACCATTACCACCAATAGAGCTAACAGCACAACCACCGCCACCGCCACCTGTGTTCGCAGTTCCTGCTGTGCCGTTTCCAGAGCCACTACCAGCGCCACCGCCACCATTGGCAGTTCCAGCTGTTCCACCGCCATAAACACCACCACCACCGCCACCAGCGTATGTTACAGATGTTCCAGAAATAGAATTTGCCGTTCCAGCGCCGCCATTACCAGCGGTAGATGCGCCAGTAGCATTTTGGCCTACTGCCCCTGATCCACCACCACCGCCAGCAGGGTATGGAGAACCAGTAAATGTTGCATTACCACCACCCGCAAAACCCTCAACAGGAGAGTAACTTCCAGAGTTACCAGCAGCGCCAGTTGTTGAGCTATTAGATGCTCCACCACCACCACCAGAACCGCCCGTTGTAGCGTTGTTGGCTGTATCAGTACCGCCTTTACCGCCACCAGAAGCACTAATTGTTGAGAATGCTGATGTGCTTCCTGCTGTACCACCACCTGAGTTTGAGCCGCCACCAGTACCACCAGCACCAACAGTTACAGTAATTGAAACGCCTGATGCAACAGCAAATCCACTTGCAGCTCTATAACCACCAGCACCAGCACCACCAGAAGCCGCACCGCCACCGCCCGCAACAACCATGTATTCAACACTTGACACTACATTTGAGAATGAACCAAGAGTGTTCCAAGAACCATTATTGCTTGAGTAAACTTCAAAAACATTAGTTGAAGTATTGATACGCATCATCCCATTGGTGGGAGTGCCAGGACGTTGCGCTGTAGTTCCTTGTGGAATCTGAAAAGCACCAGTAGATGAGTTTGCTGTATCAGACACAGACGTAGCACTAGCCGCAGCGGTCTGCGTACTACTATCAGGGAAAGTTAACCCCGCTGTGCCACTTACTGTAAATGTCATGCTGTTACCTCAACCCAAGCAGTTGTATCTTCATTCCACGCATATCGTTTGTCATCAGTTGGGTATGCAACGGGCGCATTCCATTGGCAAGTAGTTTCATCTAAAGTCCAAGAAGCAAAAGGCTTGGGTGCAATAAACGCATTACGGGTTGAATCGTATGTAAAGCCAACACCAGCGTAGTTCTTACGCATATTGCCGTTATAGCTAGTTTGTAGCCAAACACCACCTAGCAAGTCATGGCAGAACTTAGCGCCAATTGTTTCTGACTCAGCGCCATGTTGATCTTTGCAGTCATCATTGCTTACAACAATAACTCGCAACACTGTGTTGTTTAATCCAATTTCAGCAAAATGTGCCATATTTAACCTCAGAAAGTAATTGAACCTGAAGAGGTCCATTGATAAACGCGATACCCGCCAGCCACAGTAATAGTAGGTGAACCAGTTGTAGTAGTTGCCGCACCATAAGTATCCGCATAGCGAATGATCACTATGCCAGATCCGCCTGCACCAGCCACTTGTGGGTTTGAACCGCCACCACCGCCGCCACCAGTATTGGCAGTGCCAGCAGTAGCGGGTACAGAATCACTTGCACCATTACCGCCACCGCCATTACCTCCGACACTGGTGTTAGCACTACCGCCACCGCCACCAGCACGAAAAACAGAAGTTCCTGTAATTGATGAAGCCAAACCTACACCACCGCCATATGCACCACTATCGCCTAAAGCAGCACCGCCAGCACCGCCAGCACCGCCGCCCCCAGCACCACCAATTCCAGTAGTTTTTGAAGTGCCAGCAGTTCCTTGGCCTGATGTAGCAGTTCCTCCTGCTGCTGATCCACTACCGCCAGCACCTCCGCCAGAACCGCCAGCGCCACCAGCAACTGCTCCGCTGCTATTACCAGCGCCATAACCACCACCAACTGATGTAATGGTAGAAAAAACAGAATCATTTCCCGATGAGCCATTACCAGAACCTGAGGCTTGTACCGCTCCACCAGCACCCACCGTAACAGTGATTGATACACCAGCCGTTACTGCAAACCCTGATGCCGTCCTGTATCCACCAGCACCACCGCCACCAGAATAATATCGACCGCCACCACCACCGCCAGCAACAACTAGATATTCCACATTTGGCGTGGTATTTGTAAAAGTGGAAATAGTATTCCAAGAAGTATTATTAGTTGAATAAACTTCAAGAGTATTTGTTGAAGTATTGATTCTCATCATTCCATTAGCGGGTGTGCTGGGGCGTTGTGCAGTTGTTCCAACGGGAACAGTCAAAGCACCAGTAGTGTTAACAGTTACTACTCCGCTATCAGGAGTAAGTGAAATATTACCTGTTGTATCAGCAGTACTAACTAGTGCCGTAGTGCTTGTTGTTCCTGCACGAATTTCACTCATATTACTACCCACCTTTGGCCTGAAGCCACAGTCACAGTCTTACCTGAAACAACTGTTACAGGGCCAACAGATAGACCATTAGATCCTGTGCTGATTGTTGTGTTTTGCGATACTGTTGTACTTTGCACCATTACTCCATTTGTAGAGCTACCAATGGCAGGATAAGTAGCAAAGACATCTTTAGTTCCTGCCGAAAGATTTACAGCAGAACCAGAATTAGATGAAGCAAGAATTGTTGTTCTGGCTAATGTTGTTCCAGAAGACGTATACGTGCCAATACCTACTTCCCATTCCGATCCACTAGAAGACGAAATAGAATAGTAGGTAGTGTTGCCATCCCCAATTACTGAGAATGGTTGGAAACCAGTAGATGCGCCAGCAAGAGTAAGAGTACCCGTTCCTGTCGTAGTCGTAGTCTCTTTGACACGATCAGCAAGAACTAATGCCATGATTAACTCAATGTAATATCAAGATCACCCGTAGGGATGCGTAACACATCGCCACTCGCAATGGTCTTACTTGTTGTCAAGTCAGCAAAAGCAAGCATATTGCCTGTTGTTAAAGCATCGAATACAGCAATGGCAACAATCGTTCCCCAACTGCCAGTAGCCGCATCAAACTCAATAGCCGCACTATTAGTCGCTAGAGTGCCTGTACCACTTACTGTAAATGCCGCAGATTTACGTGCGTATCCACTACCAGACACCTCTGTACCGCCACCAGTATCACTTGGTGCGACAGTAAACAATCCAACATAAACAGTCGTTGGAGATGTATAAGCAGTATTTGTAAATACGTGCTTTAGAATCTTGTCTTCAAGATAATCTGTAAAAGAACCTGCCATATATCACCCCAAAGATCGGGCACGAACAATCGGAGTTGAAGAAACAGATGCCCTTTGATCTGCCACCTCAATGTCGCCCAAGGAGTTTGTATATAACGTACTCCAAACGGCAAGACGCTCATCATCTTTTAAATATGGTGTTGCTTCTACTAAAGAACCATATAAGTACAAGTCTGGGGCATAGGCCAAAAGCCAGTTGCTTGTGTTTGAATCACTCAGCGCAGGAATCTTACCATAATATGTAAGTTCACCCGTATAACCAGTATCAGGAGTTGGAATAACTTGTATCTG